TACAGTTTTGATTTGACAGCTGCTACTGATAGATTGCCGATAGATCTTCAGGTTGATATCCTTAACGCCTTAGGCGTTAATGGTACACTCTGGAGATCTTTACTTTCCTTCAGTTGGTTCTACCGTTCTGAGTACATTAAGTATTCGGTCGGTCAACCAATGGGGGCTTATTCGTCTTGGGCCATGCTTGCGCTAACACATCACGTGATAGTTCAAGTTTGTGCACAACGAGTAGGTGTTAACAATTTCACCAACTACGCGGTATTGGGTGACGATATTGTTATTAATCATAACGATGTCGCCGCCGAATATCTTCGACTGATGGAACTTCTAGGCCTTTCAATTAATTTAGGAAAATCTATAGTATCTGATGATACTGTAGAGTTTGCTAAACGTTGGAAGACGTCTGAAGGAATAGACTATTCTCCTATAGGTCCAGGTTTAATCCTGGCCTGTATGAGAAAGCCTATCACCATTGGTGCTATGTTGACTGAGGCTGCTAACAAAGGTTACGCAACTACATCTAGTACTGTTCTATCTCTAATCAGATCTCTCCCTAACTTTGTTAGGTCGAGAGCTGAATTAGGTATTTGGGCTGCCTTCGGTGTTAGTGGTTCTCTTCAAACGGGTAGCCAAGTGGACATGAAAATGTTGACTTGGTGTTCTACTCATCTGAATATGCGAGATCCTCACCTTATAAGATATTCTTACTATAATGGAATTTTACAACTCCTTGTAGAAGATATCCGTAAGGCTGTCCAAAGAGTTAAAGCTAATGAAGAGGTGTTCTACCTTAATTGGTGGAAGATCTCGGCTCAAACTCTATGGCCCAACAGACTGATAGAGGTCTGGACTTCCTTATTTGCACCAGGGTTCTGGCTCTATGCAATCTCCTTTGTACTTACGAAGGAGGAGCAAGAGACTTCTCTGAAAACTCTTTTAAAAGGGTTTCCAGGGACTTGGTCAGATATAGTCTACCTCTTCCGATTAGATCCTACCATTAATGGAAATTCTATTAATTGGTATGATCGAAAATCGGTTCAGAACTACGCTCAATCTCTTAAAAGACTTGAGAAAGCAATTTCTCAAACTTATAAGGATATGGACGTATTGGGAGGACGCGATGGGTCGGAGTACTACTAAGTAGTATGCCTAGCATCTTTCATACTCTACAAGATTACATCTTGGGGTCTCTGATTAACCACTCGAAAGGTGGAGATGCCGAGAGAAACCTGGACTGCTGCCATACAGGAATTATGGCACGGGT